GAGCCTCTAAACCCCCCTCCCTTGCCAAATTGAACATAATTTCCAGAACTATCGACAACTGGAGCGTAGAATTCTTCTGCCTGCGGTTTTTCCATTGTTTTTGCAAGCATAGCCGCAAGCATTGGATTGCCCCTTATTGCGGCATTGCCACCTCTTGTCATAGCCAACCGCATTGCATCCTGCGGGTCATAAACATATTGCGACTGGCGCGTAACCTCTTGAATGTCTCCCGCTTTAAGTTGGGCTTGTTCTTCCGCATTGCGTTGCAAAAGGTTTTTTTCTTCTTGAATTTGGCGCTGTTTTTCCAGAGCAACAGAATCAACGGGAACACCGGGAGCAGCAGGAACAATTTCACGACCCGTCAAGCGGCCTGCAATTTGACTTCCAATTTGAGAAGCCTTTTCTTCTGCACTTTCCTCTGCCTCATCTGCCTTTCTTGAAAAGTACGCTTTAGTAAACGCTGAAATGCCCTGCGCTAAAGGGGCAAATTTTGGCAACGGGGCTGCTGAAGTTGTATCCGGCACATATTCCTGTTGGGCAAGCATCTCTGCCATACGGCGACGACGGCGTGCCTCGGAGGCTTGCCGCTGGTATTCGTCTGGAAGCGCAAACATCGAGACTGTTTTGTAGCGTTCGTCAGCCATTTTCAAATCCTCCACGGTCGGGGCCACCCTGCGGGTTGGTCATCCCCGGCGATTTCTGCATCTTCGGGTACTGCCGCAAAAACTGACGCGGCGCACGGTTGATGTCCGCAGCGTTCTGCGGGGGGTTGTACTGCATATCCGTCTGCGCTCCAGCGTTGTTGCTGATTTGCTGGCTCTGCCCCTGCATCTGGAGCATACGGGCCATGCGCTGACCTCGACCGCCGTTCATCATCGGAGCGTTGAAAGACTGGTATGGGGTTCTCATGCGTTAGCCACCAAACATTGATTTGCCAATTGCACCGCCGAGCGGCCCACCGAGCGCGGTTCCAGCCATGCCAGCAAGGCTACCGTACAGACCCATCTGCGCGTTCTGGCGTGCAATTTGGTTGGCGTAGTTCTGTTGCGCGAAGTTGCCAGCCGCCTGCGTACCGGCAAAGATGGGAGCCGCTGCGACTTCTGCGCCTTGGTACGACTGGAATTGCGGTAGTTGCACCTGCGCCCCACCCATGATTGCGGCGACCTCGTTGAGCGGCAATTGACGCAAGGCCAACTGCTCCTGAAGTGCCGCCTGCCTCTGGGCGTTCTGGAAGTTCGCCATTGCCTGCGCTTGGTTGAACCCTTGCGACTGGAGGGCGGCTTGTGCCTGTGCCTGCTGGAGTGCAGCCGCTTGGTTCTGCGCGAGAGAGGCGTTGTACAGCCCCGCAATGTCCATCTCCTGCCCAAACTGCTGACCCGCAGCGGCGTTGTACGCACCCTGCGCCGCCAAGCCCTGACCGAAGTTCTGCGCGATGGCACGGTTCACGGCATCCTGCGCCGCCTGACCCGTCTGGAACGAGGCCAACTGCGCTTCCCGTCCAAACTCGCCAGCCGCAAGACGCTGGGCAAACTGTTGCGCCTGCGCTTGGTTTGCAAACTGACCAGACTGGAGCGCAAGACCCGCGTTCTGGGCAATAGCAGCGTTCTGCGCTGCCGTGGCCTGCTGGCCTGCGCCAAAGCCTGCCAAAGCCGCTTGGTTGGCAAACCCGCCCAGAGCCTGCGCCTCGCCCAAGCCCTGCTGACGCGCCTGCATATCAAGTTGCAGACCCTGTAGCGCGGCCTGCGTGCGAAGGTCGTTTTCGCGCTGACCTTGCTCTTGGAGGGCGACATTGTAAGCCTCGCCGCCACGCACAAGCCCTTGGTTGGCGAGTTGGGTTTCCAACTGCGCCCGTTGGCGCTGCAACTGCGGGTCGAGGCGGGACATGATGGCCTCTTGTGCCGTCATGCCTGCGTTTACGGGCATCTGGGCGAGGTTGGAGACATCCAACTGACCTTGGAGGGTCGGGGCAGCGGGGCCGCCCTGCGCCTGCCCAAACTGGCCCATACCCGTCTGCACGCCGCCAATGCCGCTTGTGTCCAAACCTTGCAGGTTTAGCGCACCGGGGCCACCCGCAGCCGTGCCGTACTGCCCTGCCGTTGGGCCGAAGTTGACCGGGAGCGCCGAGACATCACTACGCGCCTGTCCCTGCAACTGCGGGAGCGTCGGCAACGGGCCACCGCCTTGAAACTGGAACTGTTGTTCCGGCAAACCCTGCGGAGTAAAGGCCGTGCCGTAGACATCTTGGACGCGCCCAATGGCTCGTTCGCCAAGACCAGAGAACGCACGCTCTACCCGCTGCTGCGCCTCAAGGGTTGCCTGTGCATCCGGGGTCAGGTACTGCTCTATGGTCGGGGTGTCCAAGTCCACCATGTCGGTGAACATCTCGCGGGTCGGCATCACATCGCCGGTATACCCGTACTGCGAGAACGAGGGGTCATAGCCCTGTCCTGCTCTCGTCATCTGTCCCGGCCCCATGCCGGATGAGTCAAGGCGACCGCCGCCGACAAGCATTGCGGTCGGAACCTGCGACCCCGTGGGCAGGGTGGTGAACCCTTGCGCGTAATCGGTGTCCTCCATGCCAAGAGCCTGCCGTCGTGCAGCAGGCATCCCGTCAGCCTTTGTCGCGGTCGGTTCGGGCGACACGCCCATATCAACGCCAGCCGTGCCGGTCGTTGGGCCGTACATCCCGCCGCCCATCGGGGCCGTCGGGGGAACACCTCCAGTCGGCGCACCAGTCGGCGGGGTGCCGGTAGCCGTAGCCTGCGGGTTACGCGCACGGTATTGCGCCATAGCCGCGTCATAGGCTCTCTGATTGAACTGTGGGCGACCGTAGGTCACACGCTGACCACCGAGGGGCGTGATGACATTCGGGTTGGAGAGCCGCGCAGTAAGGCGTGCCGCCTCTAGGTTGGCGATGCCCTGTTGCTGTGCCGCACCCGCGTAGTCAGGCGCTGGCGGTGGAGCCGGTGATTTTTTGCCCATAACGGTGTCCTAAAAAACGGCACGCATCGCGTGTCATGGTCAGGAAAACAATATCACCGTCGGTGTCGGCGTTTTTGATTCGCGCTTCCTCGGTGAAACCCATTTTACGCACAAGCCTGATGGCTTTCGCGTTTTTGCTACCCACGGGGGCGATGATTTTGTCAACCCCGCAGATGTTGAAAGGATAATCAAACATGGCGGCAAGGTAAGCCGGGGTTAAGCGTTCCAGAGCGATATGGCAGACAATGCTGCGCCCGTTCCAGTTCTCATACACCACGCCGCCCACAATCTCATCGCCTTTACGCAGCCCGATGGCGTTTGACCGTTCGGCATGATACCCGCCGCCCGTCTTGTCGCACACCCATTCGCCCACCTCGGGGCCGCTTGTTATATGCCAGCCCATCCGAGTTGATACACCACATCGGTTGAAGCCCATTGGATAGCCAGTTTCTTGCTGCTGCTCTGGAACTGAACAGCGCCGCAATATCCGACCCCTGTAACGCCCTGCCAGTTGTTCTGAATCTCGAGGTCAGACCCCCAGATGCCCGTATCCCATACAGCCGAGTCCCAAAACGCGGTGACAGGCGGGGTGAATGAGATGGGAGCCACATTGTCGGAGATGTTGAAATCAACATTGATGCCGACCGTTACAGCAGGGGTGCCGTTGCTGAAGATACCGGGGCGTGCGCGTGTAAAAATCTTCTGTACGCCGCGAGTCTCAAAGTAGTTGAAGGCTTGCAGTATCCTGCCGTTGATGTTGTTTGTGTCGTCGATGTAACCCGCGCTATCGGTTGTCCACGCTTTGGCAACAAAAGTAGCCGCGCCAAAGTACGGCGTATCGTCGAGCAACCCAAAGTGAAATGCGTTCCAGCCGGTGAACTTGCACCACGCCTTTGTGATGTTGTTCATCACAAACTGTTCTTGACCGCCCTCGCGCACCGGGACATTGACGATTAGAGCGTTGTTCTTCGGGTTGTACAACATACACCAACCGAAGTTGTCCCTATACGCCGCAGCAGACGCTGCAAACGCGCCCTGTATTTTGTCCGACAACGCGATGTTGGGGTCGAGCCGCGACGATTGCAGCGCCGAAGCCATCGGGATAAGCCCGTCGAGCGTCAGAACCAGAAGGTCGCCGCCGTACTTCATCAGGCAGCGATTGCCGATAGGCGAACCGATAATCCACACGCCGATGAGCGCCCAAGTCGATGCCGACGACGGGTCTGTGCCGCGATAGACGATGACCTCGCCCTTATCGGTGACGAACACAAGGTTGTCGTCTACACCGTAACCCGCGTCAATCGTCCACGATGCCATCGACACCAGCACGCCGCCAAGTCGCGCAATGGATGACAGGTCAAGAACATTTGCCGCGCCGCCAACGCTCGAGGTCGGCAGGTACCACGCCTTAAGGGTGTTCTTTTCGATGAACCACACGCGGTTTTTAAACAGCGTCGGCGTAGTCAGCGTGGTGGTCGTAACGCCCGTGATGGCAGGTGATGATGCACCCGTAATGCTTGTCCAAGTCGTGCCGTTGTAGAGGTACGGCGTGTTAACTCCGTTGGCGGCGTACATGAAGTTACCGCCTGCGGTAGTAACATTCACATATTCCCACTTGCTGTT